CGCTGCGCGCGACATTGCCCTGGCCTTCGGCGTCCCTTCCATGCTGCTCGGCCTGCCGGGCGATGCGACCTATGCCAACTACCGCGAGGCAAACCGCGCGCTGTGGCGGCTTACCCTGTTGCCGCTGGCGGGCAAGATCCTGTCGGCGCTGGGCGAAGGGCTGGCAACCTGGTTCCCGGATGACGTGCTGGCGGTCGATCTCGATCAGGTGCCGGCCCTGGCGGAGGACCGCGAGCGGCTGTGGAGCCAGATCAGCGCCGCCGATTTCCTGTCGGCGGACGAGAAGCGCGCCACGCTGGGCCTCACTCCCGTGGAGAACAAACAATGAACAGAGACGATATGCTGGCCGGCCTGCTCGCCCAGGCGGCCGATGAAGGCGCCGATCTGGTCACCCTGCGCGCGGTGATCGAGGAGGCCAGCGAGCTGGGGGCTGAGCGCGTTCTGGCCCGGATGGGGCTGGACGATGCCAATGCCCACGGCGATCTGAACGAGCTGCGCGAACTGCTGCAGGCCTGGCGCGATGCCAAGACTAGCGCGTGGAAAGCGGCAATCGGCTGGGCCGTGCGCGGTTGCCTGGCGCTGGTGCTGATCGGCATGGCCTTCAAGCTGGGCGCAACGGGGCTGCTGAAGTGAGGTTCGCCGGCTATGCCGCGCTGTTTGACCGGCGCGATGCCGGGCGCGACACCATCCGCCGCGGCGCCTTTGCCCGCACGCTTGAGGAACGCAGCGAACCCCTGCCCCTGTTCTGGCAGCACCATCCCGAACAGCGGATTGGCTGGATCGAGCAGGCGGCCGAGGATGCCCGGGGGCTGCGGGTGGTCGGCTCGATCGACAACCCCGACGGCGGGGCCGCGGCCGCGCTGAAGGCCGGGCGGGTGACCGGCCTGTCCTTCGGCTACCGCGCCCGCAGCTTTACCCGGTCGGCCGACGGCCGCGACCTGACCGAGGTCGACCTGTTCGAGGTGAGCCTGGTTACCCGCCCGATGCAGCACGGCGCGCGGGTCCACTTGATTTCCAAAACCATTGATGCATAAGACTTTTAATTCAAAAGTCGGGGGTTAAGAGTTGAGGGGCAACCTTGTAGCCTACGCCATTTGCGGGGCCTGCGCGTTCCTGTGGATCAGTGCGGCATTCATCGTCGGCTTTCCTGGCCAGATGTTCGCACTGGATTGGGGCCATCTGGCATCCGAGTTCATTCACGGAGCGCACAATGAAAATCTGCTCATCCCCTTTCTTCTGTTTGTCGATGTCGTGATTGCAATCTGGCTAGATCACCTGGTGATCAGCCGTGTGCAAATGGCAATGATCGCCATGAGCGGAGCGATCTACATGCTGGTGACGGGCCTTGCACCACAGTATGGAGATCCCCACCTCAGCCCGGAGCATGACGCCAATACCCACTTCTGGCTTTTCATGGTCGCCTTAATGTGCTTAGCCGTCGTACGTTTTATCACGTTGATGCCCAAGCCATTCGTCCCAGTTGCCCCGGCGTCAGTCCTGCCGGGCACCGGCCACGGTGAGAAAGGTCCCATGGCATGATCTATCTATCCATCGTTTGTCTGATCATAATCGTGCTTGCCTATGCCGCGGGGCCGCAGGGAGAAATGACCCACGCCGCCGTTTCCGGCGGATTGCTGACCCGGGTCCGGCGCTTTCCGCTCGCCGCCTTTTACAAGGACATTGATGGCAACCCGATTGATCTTAGCCAGGCCATCCTGGCCAAGGCGACCGGATCGTCATGCCTCAAGTTCGGAATTCGCGACGGCGCTGTCGTAATCGCAAAGGAATTCGATGCATCGCACGATGAACTGACGCCCGGTCAGCTGGTCATCATCAATTCGCCACGCGAAGATGGTTCACGGCCACAGCGTTTCCGCTGCGTGCACCATGTCGATGATGATGGTCTGGTGCATTTTGTCGCCAGTGACCGCAGCTTCAAGGCGAAGCCACTGGAAGACGTTATCGGCAAGGTCACCCACGTCAGTTCATGAGCTGACCGTTAAAATTCCAGCCCTCGAAGGCCGCCCCTAACCGGGCGGCCTTTTCTTTTCCGGCCGCCCGTGGGGCGGCCTTTTTCGTGAAAGGTAAGTGCCCCATGGATTCCCAAACCACGCCTGATCCGCTCGACGCCTCGTTCGATCTGGTCGCCCGCCAGGATGCAACCGATGCGGCCCTGGGCGAACTGCGCAGCGATGTCGACGAGGTGAAGAGCCGGCTCGACAAGGTCAGCCGCGCCGCTGCCCGTCCGGCCTTGTCGGGAGCCGCCCCGTCGAGCCCCGAGCTGAAGGGCTTTGTCGAAGGCTATTTGCGCCAGGGCCGCGAGACAGAGCTCAAGGCCGTCAGCGGCGCCGTGGCTGCCGATGGCGGCTTTGCCGTCCCGCGTGAGATCGATGCGCTGATCGCCGCCCAGCTCAAGAACATCAGCCCGATCCGAACGATTGCGCAGGTCGTGCAGGTCGGCACGGCTGGGTATCGCAAGCTGGTCACCTCGGGCGGCACGGCCTCGGGCTGGGTCAGCGAAACCGCCGCGCGGCCCGAAACCACCACGCCCAAGTTCAACGAGATCGTCCCGCCAATGGGCGAGCTCTATGCCAACCCGGCTGCCAGCCAGGCCATGCTTGATGACGCGGCCTTTGACCTGGAAGGCTGGCTTTCAAGCGAGATCGCCGCGGAATTCGCCCGCGCCGAAGGCCTGGCCTTTGTCAACGGCACCGGCACCAACCAACCGCGCGGTTTCCTACAGGCGGCCAATGCCGCCACGGCCGATGCCACCCGGCCGTTCGGCACGCTTCAGTTCATCGCCAGCGGCAATGCCAGCGGCTTTGACACGGCGCCGGAAATGAAGCTGATCGACCTGGTCCACTCGCTCAAGTCCGGTCACCGCCAGGGCGCGACCTTTGTCATGAATTCAAAGACCATGGCCGCCGTGCGCAAGTTCAAGGCCGCAGACGGCACCTTCCTGTGGCAGCCCGGCGTCCTTGAAGGTCAGCCTTCACGCCTGCTTGGCTATCCGGTGGTTGAGGTTGAAGACATGCCGGATGTGGCGGCCAACGCCTTTCCGATTGCCTTCGGAAACTTCAAGGCCGGCTACCTGATCGCGGAACGCCGAGCGACCACTATCCTGCGCGATCCCTTCACCAACAAGCCCTATGTCAACTTCTATGCCACCAAGCGCATTGGCGGGCAGGTGCTGGATAGCGATGCGATCAAGCTGCTGAAGATCAGCGTCTGATCCGGTCTGCTCCAGCTTGGGCTGGAGCAGGTCCCGCGAGGCAGACAGCCAGGCACCCGCGCCGCGCATCACCGGCGCGGGTGCCCCCCTTTCTTATCCTTGTTGACGGAGACCGCCCATGAAGCGGGCCATTATCACGCCCTATGCGCTGGCCCCGGCGGCGCTGACCGAATTGAAGGAGTGGCTGGGCATCTCCAGCCCCGCCGATGACACCCAGCTGACCGCGCTGCTGCGCGCCGCGATCGAACACTGCGAAGCCTTCACCGGGCTGATGCCGCTGGAGCAGATCTGCGAGGATATAGTGCCGGTAATGTCCGGTTGGCAGGCGCTTTCCGCCCGGCCCGTCCAGGCCATCACCCAGGCCCGGGGCATCCCGGCAGACGGCGCAGGCTTTGACCTGGCGGCCGATGCCTATGCGATCGATCTCTCCGCCGACGGCGCCGGGCGGGTGCGGGTGATCAGCCCCGGCGCGGCCGGTCGGGTGGCCGTGCGCTATACCGCCGGTCTTGCCGCCAATTGGCCCGCCCTGCCCGATGCCTTGCGCCAAGGGATCCTGCGCCTCGCCGCCAGCCAGTACCGATCGCGCGAGAGCGACGGCCTTGCCACCGCCATGCCGCCTGCCGCTGTTGCTGCGCTGTGGCGCCCCTGGCGGCTGCCGAAACTGGCCTAATGGCACTCGACCGACTGTTCGCCTCGCTCGCGGCTGGAGCGCTGCGGCTGGCTGAGGCCCGCGCTGCCGAGCTTCGGCAAATCCAGCACGATCCCGCCAGGCGCTGGCGCTCTGCCCGGCTGATCTGGCCGCTCTTCACGAAAGGATGACGCCGATGGAAGTGCCGCTGCGTGCCGCGCTGATGGACTGGCTGGCCGCCGATCCGGCGCTGGCCGGGACCCTCAATGCCGTTGTCGAGGAAGCCCCGATCCGTGCCGCGCTGCCCTGGTTGGCGATCGCCGCCAGCGCCAGCGCCGACTGGAGCACCAAGGACCAGACGGGCCGCGAGGTCCGCATTGCCCTTGAACTTCACTGCCGCGGCGATCGGCCGGACACAGCGGCAGGTCTGGTGGCCGCCATCGAAGGCCGGATCGCGGCCCTTCCCCCTGCCCAGGACGGATTTCGCATTGTCACCATCCAGTTCCTGCGCGCCCGCGCCGAACAGCGCCCCGCCAACACACGCGCGGTCCTGATCGAATACCGCTTCCGGCTTTTGTCCGATTGACCTTGAAAGGAATTTCCCATGACCGCCCAGAAAGGCAGCGCCTTCCTGCTCAAGATTTCCGACGGCGCGACGCCCGCCGTCTATCGCACCGTCGCCGGCCTGCGCACCACCCAGCTTTCGATCACCGGCGATCCGGTGGTGATTACCAGTAAGGAAAGCGGCGGCTGGCGCGAACTGCTGTCCGGCGCCGGGGTGCGCTCGGTCTCGGTCAGCGCGGCGGGCATTTTCCTGGGTTCGGCCGCCGAGGCCCAGGTACGGACCAATGCCATGACCGGCACGATCGACGATTACGAATTGAGCTTCGAAGGCGGCGAAAAGCTGCGCGGCAAATTCCTTGTCCAGCGGCTCGACTACGCGGGCGATTTCAATGGCGAACGCAATTACACCCTGGCGCTGGAAAGCGCCGGGCCGGTGGTGCCGGCATGACCCAGGCCGCCAATCCCTGGCGCGGCGAAGCCATGCTGGAGCTGGATGGGCAGGCCCACGTTCTGCGCCCCAGCTTTGCCGCGCTGGTTGCCGCCGAAGAAGAGCTGGGCCCGCTGTTCACCCTGGTTGAACGCGCGGCGGCCGGCAACCTGCGCCTGGCAGAACTTGCCGCATTGTATTGGCACTGCCTTGCCAACCGCGCGGGGTTAGAGCGCGCGGCCTTTGCCGAGGCGCTGGTTGGCTCTGGCCTTGCCCATGCGACGCAGCCGCTGCGCGGGCTACTGGCGCAGGTCCTGCAGGGCCGCGCCGAGGCGGCATGAGCGAACACTTTGGCCGCTCGGCGCAGCTGCTGGCCGGGCACATGGCGCGCCTGTTCGGGTGGCAGCCGGATGCATTCTGGCGTGCCACCCCCGCCGAAGTCGCCACCGTTCTCGGCCCGCCCGATCCAGCCTCCAGCCCGCTCGACCGGGCCACCTTTGACCAGTTGATGGAGCGTGACCATGACCGATCCCGTTGACAGCCTGGTGGTGGACGTGCGCGCCAACACCCAGGGATTTGCTGCCGATATGGCGGCCATGCGCGGCTGCTTCGAAGGCAGCCTGCTCGATGGCCTTGGCCGGGCGGGTGATGTGCTCGAGCGCGGCCTGCTGGGGGCAATCCGCAAGGGCAGCCTGGGTTTCGAGGACCTGCGGCGGATTGCGCTGAACGTGCTGGACCAGATTGCCGCCCAGGCCATCGACAGCCTGTTCGGTTCGACCGAAGCCGGCAAGCCGGGCGGGTTACTCAATCTGGGCGCGCTGGTTGGCTCGCTGCTTGGCCTGCCCGGTCGCGCCACGGGCGGGCCGGTCAGCCCGGGCCGCGGCTATGTCGTGGGGGAGCGCGGGCCGGAACTGTTCGTCCCGACCAGCGCCGGCCGGATCGAGACTGGCGCGCCCTCGCGCAATCGCGACGTGCGGGTGGCGATCACCATTGCCGCGCCGTCCGGCACCTCTGCCCCGCAAGCGCTGCAACGCTCTGGCCGCCAGGTCGCCAGCGCTGTTCGCCGGGCGCTGAGCGAACTCTGATTTAAGGAGCCCAGCCATGGCTTTCTGGCTCGCCTCGAAACGCGAAGGGCAGGACAGCGACTGGATCCAGCGCTTCGACCCGCGCTTCTGGACCGTTGACTTTCCGCGTCCGATGATGGCCGCACTGACTACCCCTGCGCCCGACGCCCTGCGGGTGGATTGCGCCTTCCTGACCGAAGGTGACCTGGCCGGCCTGATCTGGGACAGCACCGACCGCTGGGACCACCCACTGCTCTGCTATGCGACCAATCGCGATTATTCGCGCACCACCCTGTCGTTCCGCTGGCGTTCGGGCGGGCTGATCCCGCTGGACGGGGTCAATGGCCCGACGCTGACCATCGAAGGCCGCGATGCTGAGGGGACGGAACGGATCTGGTATGTCCGGCTGTGGGCCTATGCCAGCGGCACGCCGGAAGATGCCCGGGTTATGCTGCCGTTCTCGGCACTCAATGCCGGATGGGCCGGCGATGGTGAACCGGTCCACCCCGCCGCGATCGACCGAATGTTCATTTCGCTCGCGCCGCCGGGGCATGTGCCGGCCAGCACAGCGGCCCTTCCGGTGGCAGCCGAAGGCTGGGTCGAACTATCGGCAATCCGCTGCGAAGGCGCGGGCGCCATGCTGGAAATCGGCGACGTTATCGTTCCGCCGCACGGCCTGGCCATCGCCAGCGGCTATGATGATGCCTACAATCAGGCCCCGGCCCGCCTGATCCGAACTGCGCGGCAACTCGGTTACCGGGGCAGCCTGCTCCACTATGTCGGCATGAGCCATTTCATGCGGCTCACCATGAGCAATCAGGGCGCGCAGGTTGCAGCTGGCAGTGACCCGCTGTGCACCCCGGCGCGGGCCTGGCACGCCGAGTGGCTTGCCCTGGCCAAGGCGGGCGGGTTCAGTCCGATCCTGTCGCTGTCTTATGAACTTCTGGCCCAGTACTGCCCGGCAGGCTGGCAACAGTGCGCCAGCAATGGTGATCCCGCCCGGATCGGCTGGGTGCCGCCTTCCGCGCTCTTATCTCCGGCAAGCGCCCCGGCGATGGCCTGGGTGCAGGGCGCTGGCGCGGCCTTCGCCGCATTGATGCAGCAGGCGGGCACGCCGGTCCGCTTCCAGATCGGGGAGCCGTGGTGGTGGATCATGGCCGATGGCCGGCCATGCCTCTACGACGATGCGGCCAAGGCTGCCTTTGGCGGCAATCCAGCGGTGATTACTGACCTGCGGGCCGAGCTCAACACCAGCCAGAAAGCGCTGCTTGATCAGGCCGGGGCCTTGCTCGCCGCTTCGACGCTGGCTTTGCGCAATGCAGTGCGCGCTGCGGCTGCGCCCGAGGAAGCCGAGGTCTTGCTGCTGGTCTTCCTGCCGACCCTGCTGGATCCGGCCATGCCCGAAGCACGGCGCGCCAATCTGCCAGCGGGATGGGCCCATCCGGCCTTCGATCGCCTGCAGATCGAAGACTACGATTGGCTGATAGTCGGAGCCGATGCAGCGCGCCGCGAAGGCTATGCCCTGGCCGCAGCCCGGTTGAACTATCCCGCCGGGCAATCCGATTACCTGGCCGGGTTCGTGCTGCGCGCCGACCAGCGCGCGCAATGGCGCCAGATCGATGCCGGCCTGGATGAAGCAGCCGGGCGCGGTGCCCATGAACGTTTCGTCTGGGCCATGCCGCAGGTCTGCCGCGATGGATTTGTCCGCCTGCCCCCTTCCAGCGACGAGGATTCCATGCTGCCGTTTGACGACATTCCCTATCCGCTCGCACTCGGGCGCGATGCCACTGTGGTGCCAGAGTTTTCGACCAGCGTGGCCACGTCTGCATCGGGGCATGAGCGCCGCAACAGCCTGTGGTCTGACGCACGGCTGCGCTTTGATGTGGGGCCAGGCATCCGGTCCGAAGCCGAAATTGGCGTGCTGCTGGCCTTCTTCCGCGCCCGGCGCGGCGCGGCGCGGGGCTTTCGGCTGCGCGACCCGACCGACTTCAGCTCCAACGCCATGACCGGCACGCCAGGCCCGCTTGACCAGTTGCTCGGCAGCGGCGACGGGACCCGCTCCACCTTTGCCTTGGTCAAGCGCTATGGCAGCGACGATGCCGAACAGATCCGCCGCATCACGCGCCCGGTGGCGGCAAGCGTGGCCGTCAGCATCAATGGCAGCTTGGCGAGTGGCTGGACGCTCCAGCCTGGTGGTTTGATCAGCTTTACCCATGCGCCCGCGGCGGGCGCGGCGGTTCGCGCCGGGTTCCTGTTTGATGTCCCCGTGCGGTTTGCCGAAGACCGGCTGGAGCTTTCCGGCGCCACGTTCGCCGCCGGCGAGGTGCCCTCGGTCCCGATCGTAGAGCTGCGCGAGGACGGCCTGTGAGCCGCGTCTGGTTTGAGCAGCCGCTGGAAACAGTCGCCTCCTTCTGGCGGATTCTGCGCAGGGATGGCGTCACGCTGGGGTTCACCGCCCATGACCGCGACCTGTGGTTTGATGGCATCACCCATCGCGCCGCACCGGGCATGATCCCATCGGCCATTCGCCGCAGCGCAGACCTTGAACCCGACAGCGCCGAGGTGGAGGGCGCGCTCAGCCACGATGCGCTGAGCGCCGAAGACCTGGCCAGGGGCCGGTTCGACCGCGCCCGGATCCTGATCGGTCTGGCGGACTGGGAAAGCCTGGAACGCCACGTGCTGTACCGCGGGACGATTGCCAGCATCAGCGAAGAGGCGGGGCGTTTCACTGCCGTGCTGCAATCGCGCAAGGCCGAACTGCAAGTCGATCCGGTTCCCCGCACCAGCCCGACATGCCGGGCATCGTTCTGCGGGCCGGGCTGCACGCTTTCGCCGCTGCGCTTTACGCACGACGTGCGGGCAACCAATCATTCGCCTGAAACCAATTCCGTCATGCTGGCTTCCCCGGTACCCCTGGCGCAACTTGCCGGCGGCATGCTCCGCTGGCTGGACGGTCCCTATGCCGGGCAGACGATGGGCATAGTCGCCTCCGATCCAAGCGGATTGGTGATCGACACGCCGCTCGACCGGGCCATACCCCCTGGCACCGCGGCGATCGCACGCGAAGGTTGCGACCGGACGCTTGGCACTTGCCACTCCCGCTTTGCCAATGCCGCCAATTTCCAGGGTGAGCCGTTCCTGCCGGGGAACGATCAGCTGGCCCGCTATGCCAGCCCGGTCCAATGAGCGCGGCCCTTGCCGCGGCGGCGGCCGCGCTGGAAGGGCGCCCCTGGCGATTGCACGGCCGTGATCCCGCAACCGGGCTGGACTGCGTCGGCCTGCTGGCCGCTGCACTGGCATCACTCGACCGGCCTGCCCCTCTGCCTACGGGTTATACGCTGCGGATACGCGATCTAAGCAAATGGATGCCGGATCCGGCCGCGCTGGGCCTTGAGCCGACCTCGGGGCCCGTTGAAGCGGGTGACGTGGTGCTGCTTCGGCTTGGGCAGGCGCAGGTTCACCTCGTGATTGCCGGTCCCGACGGCGGCTGGGTCCATGCCCATGCGGGCCTGCGACGGGTCGTTTGCCAGAACCACCTGCCCGACGGCCAGCCGCTTGGCCGCTGGCGTCTTATTTCCTGAGGAATTCAAGCATGGCTACGCTGGTCTTTTCGGCGGTCGGAACGCTGCTTGGCGGGCCGATCGGCGGTGCAATCGGGGCGCTGGCAGGGCGCCAGGTTGATGCAATGATCTTTGCGCCAAGCGCACGCCAGGGGCCGCGGCTGAACGAGCTGTCGCTATCTGCATCCAGCTATGGCCTGGCCGTGCCACGCCAGCACGGCAGCGTGCGCACCGGCGGGCAGGTAATCTGGGCGACTGACCTGGTCGAGCAGAGCAGCCGCCAAGGCGGCGGCAAGGGCCGCGCCGCGACCGTCACCTACTCTTATGCGGCATCCTTTGCCGTCGCGGTATCCAGCCGCCCGATAACCGGGATTGGCCGGATCTGGGCGGATGGCAAACTGCTGCGCGGCGCGGCCGGCGACCTGAAAGTTGGCGGGACCCTGCGCGTTTACAATGGCCATGCCGATCAGCAGCCCGATCCGCTGATGCTTGCGGCCGAAGGTGGATCCTGCCCGGCCTATCGCGGATTGGCCTATCTGGTGTTCGAGGACCTGCAACTGGCCGACTATGGCAACCGCATCCCGACCTTGAGTTTCGAGGTTTTCGCCGATGCCGGTCCGCTTAACCTGCAAACCATCCTGGGACCGGTGATCCCGGACTGTGCGGCCACAATGCCGTTGGCGGGACTGGATGGCCTGACCATGGAGGGCTCCGCGGGCGATCTCCTGCGCCAGCTCGATCCGCTGTTTCCACTCGATTGCGATGCCTGCGACACCCTGCTGACCATTCGCCCCGAGCGCGCCAAAGCGATGCCCATCTTGCTGCCCGAACCGGCCGTGTCGCTGGCCAGCGACGACTTTGGCCAACAGTCCGGCTTTGTGCGCAACCGCTCGCTGGACGGCGAAGCGCCCTTCAGCGTCCTGCGCCATTACGATCCTGAGCGGGACTACCAGCCCGGAGCCCAACGAAGCCAAATTCTGATCGCGAAGGGCCAGTCCCGGGTGCTGGACCTGCCTGCCACCATCACCGCCACGGCAGCGCGCAGCCTGATCGAATCCGCCAGCCGGCGCGGAGCCTGGGCACGCCACAAGCTGGCCTGGCGCGTAAATCAGCTTGATCCTGCAGTCCGCCCCGGCAGCCTGGTGACTTTGCCGGGCGAACCAGGCAAGTGGCAGGTGAAAGCATGGGAATGGCGGAACGAGGGGATCGAGTTACAGCTGGTCCGCGTGGCGCCAGACTGGCCCTCGACCATTTCGATGAGCGATCCCGGCCGGGTCGGGCGCGATCCGGATATCGTCCCCGGACCAACGAGTCTCGTTGCCTTCGAATTGCCGTGGGACGGCAACCCGGCAACACCCCTGCCGCAAATTTTTGCCGCCGCCGGCGGCGATGCAGGATGGTCGGGAGCCAGCCTGCTTGTCGATCAGGGTGACGGCACATTGCGCCCGCTTGGCAGCACCGGCCGCGCCAACGCGATCCTTGGGACCTGCAGCGATGCCCTGCCGAATGCATCGCCCTTACTGTTTGATCGCAGCTCATTTGTGACAATTGCACTGGCAAATCCCGACGCCACCTTGGGTGATGCAACGATCCGACAGTTAGCACAGGGCGCAAACCGAGCCCTGCTGGGTGACGAAATCATCCAGTTCACCACCGCCCGTCCGCTGGGCGGGGGGCGCTGGACGCTTTCAGGCCTGCTCCGCGGACGGGGTGGGACGGAGCACGCCACTGCAAGCCACATCGCAGGTGAGCCATTGGTGATACTGGCTGGCCCGCTAATCCCCCTTGACCCTGCGTTGATCGGACCAACCGGCGCGACCATCGCAGCTGCTGGCCTTGCCGACCCCGCCCCGACCTTCAGCCAGATCCGTCTGGCTGGTTTGGGTTGGCGCCCCCTTGCTCCGGTCCACGGCGTAGGGACGTTCACCACAGGGGGAGCTTTGGATCTGCATTGGATCCGTCGAGCCCGCGGCGGGTGGGGCTGGGACGATTGCGTTGACTTGCCAGTGAACGAGCAACGCGAAGCCTACCTTGTTGAATTTGGGACAGCCGACGCTCCGGTCGCACGTTGGGATTGCGCGGTTCCGCGCCTTCACATCGCGGCTTCGGAATGGCTGACGCTAGCCGCAGCCTCACCAGGCGGCGCCTTCTTTGTGCGCCAGATCGGGGATCGCGCTGCGTCCTTGCCCCTCGTTATCCGACCCGTCTGACAACAAACAGGATCCGACCATGCCCGAACCACAATTCCAGGATAGGACCTCCCGGCTCAACCTGCCTCTACTTTTTGCAGGACAAAGCCAGCGCGAAACTTTTGTGAACGAGACCTTCATCCGGCTCGATGCCCTGGTGCATTGCGCGATCGAGTCACAGGCCGACACGCCGCCCGCAGCGCCGCAAGAGGGCCAGTGCTGGCTGGTGGCGCCCAGCGCCAGTGGCGCCTGGGCCGGGCAAGGCAGCAACATTGCCTCTTACCAGCAGGGGCAATGGCTGTTTCAGCCCCCGCGAGACGGTTTGCATCTGCTAAATAAATCGACCGGCCAGCGGCTACACTATCATGGGTCATGGCAGGCAGCCGTGAAACCAGCCCTGCCAACCGGAGGCACCGTCGTTGAC